GAAAACCGTCCGTCGATCCTCTCTTCTGACCTGCAAGTTCCGTCCTACCTTTCGGGGCATTAGCCCTTCGGAGTAAAACTCATGTCACTCATGTCGAACCTGGTACTGGCCGATGGCCAGGCCGCACCTGTGAATCACACGTTCGTTCCTGCTGGCCGCATTCCAAATGGCGGTCTGTGGGAGGAGCGTGTTGGCGTTACCCCTGCTGGTTGGGCGACTATTCGTCGTACTTCTGAGCGCGCAGCTGGCAAACTCACAGTTCATCGTGAGAAGATTGCCATCGTCGTTCCGGAAGTTATTACGGACGTCCACGGTAACGAGCAAGTGACCCGATACAGTAGCGCTGAAGTGCGAATGAACTTCCACCCAAACGCTACTACGGAAGAGCGAAACACGGTACGTGCGTACGTGGAAAAGGTCCTGGCTGCGGCTGCCCTTGGCAACCAAATCCGTGACCTCGACCCGTCGTATTAACGTGGACCGCTTCACTCTGCTCACCAACTCCTTAAAAGGGGTTGGGTTGCTAACCATTATGGTGACCCTATGGCTCGCAAGTGTACTGGCCCTAATAGGCCTACTCGCTTTACTGTACCTCCCTCCAATCCAAGTCATGTACTGACAAGGGGACGCAATGGCTCGAAAGAAAATATCGAGTCGGAAGACCAGAACTGTAGTATCCGAACCTCGGATACAGAGTGCGACGCATTCTGTCGAGACGCAGCAGTCCTTACCGGACGCCCTGCCATCGACTACACTCGAATCGGATCGTGCCACCCGATGGTGGCAGCTTTTCACGATCTTGTTCGAGATCTGGCGGCGGATGAAAAAGGGGTAGCTTCTTACTCCTGTGATTATCTGTCAGCCTGCCTGCTTTCGAAATACTCCAGCGGGGACGAGAAGTCCTCGCTGGAACGGAAACAGGTGGCTTACAAGCGGTTTTGGGAGGCTGAATCCATGTGTGCTGCAACTAATCGCAACACATGGTCGATCCAACGGCAGATCCCTGATATTGTTGACGACGCTCGTCGTCATATCAGGGCTGTTCTGGGGCGACTTTTCATGGAAGACGGGGCACTTAACCCTCAAATTGCGGAAAGACTTGCTGTGCACTTCGGTCATGGACCGGGTGGTACAACGAGTTTACCGCGGCGAAAAGGAGACAGTGCTTACAAATACAGGCCCAGGCCTGACACAACTAGTAACAACATTGTATGGGCTCATGCTGCTGTGCAACACAACGCACCGTGGTATCGAGAATGCTTCAGTTTGGAGCACCCATTTGAAGACCAGGTACACCTCGTGCCTGGCAATGTTGTTGGTACCGTTCCGAAGAACGATAAAACCGATCGTATCATTGGTACTGAGCCCGACTTGAACATGTATGTTCAGAAGGGTTTTGGTGGCTATATGCGCGAAAGGCTTAAACGGTATGGTGTGAA